CCGGCAATAGGTGCCTTCTTTGAAATAGAAGGTTTTGTAATTATTCCATTATTTTATCATATATTACATTTTTATTGTAATTGTGCTTACCAATACATTTGTCATGCGGTAGGTGGTTGTGCTGAAATTAATATTAATTCAACCGATGTGAGTCCTCTCGAATTTACTTGTTATTTTGCTTATATGATGATTCGACATATCAAATGTTTTGGACAAACAGGTTATGTTTCGGTACATGCAACTTCAGATGATACTATAATTGGGCCAAATTTTCACTAATCCCGGTGGCAAGAAATTTTTATATGCTGGGATATAGGACTAGTGATGCAATTTTGTTAAAGTATTTGAAACCATTACGTAAAGTCAAAGATGAATTTGAATTATTGTGGGTTAAGCATGTTTATAGAGATCGTACTTTGTGTCAACGCCAGATAGGGCCTTATGTTTCGGATTATATTGCACCTTTTCCAGACACAAGGGATGTCCCCTCTGCTATATTAGGTTTACAACAAAGAGTATGTTCGGCCGTTCCAGTTGGGGAAAATTGGCTGTGGCCAGGATTTCGAATATTTCAATGGTGTGAAATGTATGATCTTAATTTTATGAGAATGCGTGGAGACAATTATCTGGTTGACATGACTTTTAAGGAGTATCTTGATCAATCATCGTATACCAATGCTGAGAAAGAAAAATTTATTCAGGCTTTGTTAAGACATTACCATTTGGAGCCTGAAGATCGTGATTTGGCAATTGCATTGGCTGATAATTTGACTATAAATGATGTGAAGACAATTATTAAATACTTTATTAAACGTGAAAATTATACTGGCATTGCTTTCTTTAGGGGAATTTTTCCCCGTGATGAGTTATTTAGAGTTTGGGCTTCTAAACATATTAAGAGTTGCGAGAACTCAGCAATCAATACTATTCCTAGAATCAATGGAGGTGTAAGTCCTTTTTTGAAACATTTTAGAGCTGATGAGAAACCTCATAAGATTAAGGAATTGTTTGATAGAGTTCCGGGCGTAATAATCTCGACTGATTATGTTTCTTTTGAGAAACATGCTACTCCTAAGGTTTTAAATAATACTGAAAGGTTGTTTTATCGCTTTATTAGAGGACATACCCCGTTCTATAAACAGTATTGTGATGTTTTAGTAGGCAATCAAACTATTAATCATAAGTATTTTCGTGCCCGATGTTTAGCTGGCCGTATGAGTGGAGACCCTAGTACATCAATAGGCAATGGTTATATTAATTGGATGGTCATGAGATATATATGCTATTTGCATAATGCCAGTTGTTATGGTTTTGTGGAAGGAGATGATGGTATTTTTAAAGTTGCTGGATATATACCAACTGCGGAAGATTTTAAGAAATTGGGTTTTGATATTAAGATACAGATATGTAAAGATATAGGAGATTCAGATTTTTGTGGACTTATCTTTGATGGAGAAGCAATGCAGAATTTCTATGATCCTTTTAAAGCAATATCAAAGTTCGGTTTTAGCAG